AATGGATGCAGGTGCATTACCTGTATCTCCTACTCCTAATAAAGCTCCTTCCAATGATGAAGCAATACTTGCCGCCATATTTCTTCTAATAGCAGCTTCTAATCCTGCATTTTGTGTTATAGCTTCAGCACTCATTTGAACAATAGAAATCAGTTTTTTTGGAGATAGTGTTAAACTTGTTGTACTACCTGCCGCAGAAATAGTTGAAGCAGCTTCGGTAGCCCATGTTGAACTGATTGATTGTACGATTGGAAATTTTTGGTCAGCTACTGCAGAATAATAATTCGCTCCCGCGCTAGCTAAAACAAGATTCGCTTCTAATTGGTCAGAAAAACTTTGTACTTCTGTTGGATTTGAAGATGATGTTGTTGCTTGTCTATATTCCAAAACACTTCTTGGAATCGCAACCCCTCTGAAATTTTGATAAGGATTCTCCGTTCTTGCTTCAGCATCCATTTCTTTTACAAGTCCTGACATTCTACCTGAAACAGCTTGCTTCATAGCATCTTGAAAAGAATAATCTCCCAACTCTTTTACTTCTTTTGTTTCTATTTTTGTACCTCCTACCATTGAAGCAAGTCTTAAAGATTTTTCCACCTTTTCAGCTCTTTCAATTTTTACATCCATTTCATCAATAGATGTAAGTAAAGAATCAACATTTTCGTTTTCTTCTTTAGTTAAATCACGATCTTCATTTTCAGCAACTACTTTTATAACTTCTAATTGTCCGAAAATATCATTACGCAATTCCTTTAACTCATTAGAATTTTTCATAATTTTATCTTTTTTTTAATTCAATTTTTAATTTTAACAAACTTCTTTTTATTAAATCGTTTTCTTGTCTTTCGTTTTCTTTCTGTTCTTTATATACTGCAAGCCCTCTTTGGGCTACTATTAAATCACTTTCAGCATGTGAATATGCTGGATATGTTACCGAACTGATGTCAAATAATTTGTCAATGCTTGTTATTGTTCTGATGTCATTACCCTCATCATCTGAACTCCATTCATCATCTTTAACAACAAAAGCAAAGCTCGATTGAGTTATGTTTCCATTTCTTAAATTTATTGCTAAATCTTTTGCATAAGACAAGTCAGGCATCTCGTAAGAATAAGCAAGTCCCTTTGAGTCAGGAGTTAACTTTAAAGTTCCCTCTCCATTCTTTGATCTTGCCATTACGAGGTCAGGATTATGATTAATCAAGGCACGCACATCTGATCTATTAATTAAATCTTCTGTGAAAACTCCCTCAGCTATATATTCATAGAATCCTCCTAAATTTTCACTCCTTGAATTATATATTGAAGCATGACCTGTAACTACTTCTTTACCATCTTCTCTTTTTTCGATTCTGCTTTCTAAATTAAATATTCTTTTTTCCATATCTATATTATTAAATTTTTGTTCCCATATTTTTATTTGTTCCTTTCTAATTTCCTCATCTATTTCTGTTGGCTCTTTTTCAAATGAAACATATTCCTCTGATTCTTCCTCTTGATCTAAATCCTTTTCATATACTATTGTTACTGTTTTCTCATCTTCTTTTATTGAAACAATATGCCTGTGCTCTATGTTTCTATATGAATTTTCTTTCTCATCAATCATATCAATTAGTTTACCTGCCGCTTCAAAAATTGCATCAAGATTAAATCTACCTGAATATTGTCTAATCGCTATCAGTGCTTTTCTATAAACTTCATCATTCTTTCCAAAAGGGTAACCATATCTTCCTTTTGTTTCTTCCTCCGCATCATTATCATAAGCTAAAAACCATTTTTTGTAATCACTCCAATTGTCTCCATCAGCTCCTAATAATTTATCTCCATCTGCAGCTGTAAAGTCCCAATCTGAATCAATATTATATTTTCCTGACTTTATTAAATTTACAGCGTTATCATAAGCTGATGTATTTAGACTTGTCATGTCTCTATCTTCCTCCATGTAATCTTCATTATCGCTTTCGGCTTCTGCTTGAGAATTATAAACACAGGCACCATTTTCTCCCCACTTCCATTTTCCATTATCACATTCGATTGATGGCATCTTATATATTGTTTAGTGTTGTCATATTCATTTGTAAATAGTTCTTATCTCCATCTGCTCCCAATGAATTCATTTCTTCTAATCTTCTAACCTCATTTATACTCATCCATCCATTAGTTATTGCTGTTTTATAATAGTCAGCTCTATCTTTTACATTTCCTCTGAGCAATCCGTTCACATTAAACTTTATATATTCTCTACCTACACTACTTTTTCTAAATAGTTTTAATCCCATCTCTAATTCTATCTTACTCAAAAAAGGAAGAAGTGAATATGAAACGAACTCTTGACTCTGCATCTCGATGTTATTGAAGCTAGATTTCGAGAGGTCAGAAAGCATGTGAGGCGGCAGTCCGAAGATCCTGCAGACATCCTGTAAACTAAAGGTCCTGCTCGATAAAAACTGAGCTTGATCTGCAGAAATTGAAATCGGTTTAAAGGAAAGTCCCTCCTCCAATACCGCTGTCTGATTACTTCCGCTTAGATTTGAATAATTTTTATTGAAACTATTTCTCAATCTGTCAATTGCTTGTTCCGACAGTGCTCTATCAGTTTGCAATACTCCACTTAATTTTGCTCCATTCTTAAAAAATGTTCTTCCGTATTCTTCTAAATCAGCATACCATCCAAGACTATTCATGTTTTGTTCTATTGGAGATAGTCCTGTAATTCCATCGCTTCCTGTAATCAATTTAAAATGAAGCATATTTTCGGACTCAATATTTTCCTTTATATTAATTGAGGAATAATAAAGTTTATTTTCCAGAACATAAATATCAACATCATCATAATTTAACGGAAGTAATTGTACTACTCTCCCATTTCCATTCCTTACAATTTGAACATAAGAGTTTCCATTTGTAAGCATGTCCATCATTATCTTTTCAAAAAAAACAATCTTGTTTTGATAAGTGTTCGGTTCGTATTTTATAAGATAGGATAAGTCATTGTTCAACTCTATGTTGTCCCCATTGTTTTCTTTACGAAAAACTCCAACAGGCAAAGTTGAAACAGATTCAGATAATAATCTTATGGCAGCCCAAACAGCTGTAAAAGTTAACGCCTTTTTGGAGTCAACTTGAGTAACGGCTCCAAATGGTAAGGTGTAATTAATACTTCTTTGTTCTGTTCTTTGAGTTCCTGTAAATAGATTTTGGATTTTCTGCAGTATTCCCACTATATAATTTTTTGCAATTATACATTTATAACTTCTTTTTGTTGTGTAACATTGTTTCCTTTGTTTTCCTATCTCTACAAACTCTAAAAGAATTGTAATCTGTGTATTTTCTTTTTCCAAATAAAGCAATATGCTCTTGCTCTACTGCCTCATAAGCTCCCTTTAGAGTTTTATGTTCTTTTGATTTATCCCAAAACTCCCGAACAAATCCATCTGCTGAATAAATATATATCATAATATTAAAAGTCCTCTACCATCGTAAACTGAATTCATATCTCCCTCTGTCATGTATTCTCCCAAGCTCATTATCATTGCAACTATCCCATCAATCTTTTCTGTGGACTTGGCTTTGTTTGGTTTTATGTTTCCTGCAGGATCTTCCTGTAATGCTATATTTGAAAGCATCCAATTCATTGCAGGATTATCTCCATGAATAATTTGTTTTCCTAAAATTAATTTTTCCAACTCTTTTGTTGGGGCGCTCATTGATTGGAATCCTTGTCCGAATGGCTCCATTGGAACTCCGTCATTTGTTAAGTCAATAACTAATTGCGAAGCGTTCCATCTGTCATAAGCAATACTTTGTATTCTATATTCCATTCCTAAATCCATTATTTTCTTTTTAATAAAATTATAATCGGCAACATCTCCACTTGTAAAAATAATATGTCCCTGTTTTCCCCAAGTCATATAATCTACTTTGTCCCGCTCACTTCTTTTCTTTGCGTTTTCCTTTGGAATAAAAAAGTAAGGAACAATAATGAACTTTTCATCTTCTTTAAATAATAAAACAAGAGCTGAGATGTCCCTCGTGCTAGCAAGATCTAATCCCGCCCAACATTCTTTTCCCTTGAGTTTTTCTAAATCAATATCTCCTTTACAATCTTCCCATTCTTTATTTCCTATCCAAGCGGTAATTGAGTCAGTCCAAATGTTGAGCATCAATCTTTTAAAAGTGTTTTGATAACTTGGAACATCAACTGCTCTCTGTGCTTCTCTTTGCATATATTCTTTCCTTAAACTTATTCCATAATTTGGATTAGCTTTTATCCAATTTTTTTCGTCTGTTATATCATCATCAATCTCGCATTCATAGATGGCAGAATAAAAACTTGAATCTTCTATTATATTATCCTGAACTTGCTTTGCATAATTATAGATTTCCCAACAGATACTTTGTCTATCATATCCCGCTGTTGTAATGGCAATACAAAGTGGCTCCCTCCTGCTTCCTGTACTCGTTAACAAGGTGTCCCAAAGTTCTCGATTTGGAGCCGTATGTAATTCATCATAAATTATGCAGTTAGCATTGAATCCATGTTTTGTTTTTGAATCAGAACTTATTGCTTGATAATAATTTCCCTTTGCTTCATTAGTAATTGAGTTTCTAAATACCTTTGCTCTTTTAGTTAGTTCGGGATTATTTAAAATCATTTGCTTAGCTATCTCATGTACAATCCCACTTTGTTGTCGATTGGAGGCAGCTGAATAGACTTCAGATCCAAATTCCGAATCACTGAAAGTCATATATAAAGCAAGACTGGCACACAATGTACTCTTACCGTTCTTCCTGCCAATCTGAATATAGGCTGTTCGATATTTTCGTAATCCATTCTCTTGTTTCCATCCAAACAAATCTCCAACAATTTTCTTTTGCCAATCTTCTAAAAGTAATTTTTTCCCATGTAGTTCTCCTTTTGTATGACTACAAAATGTTTCAATAAATCCAATTGCTTTTGAAGCGGCTTGTTTATCAAAATAAAAATCAGTCAAAATAATTGTTTATCTGGGTGTTGTTGTTTGTTGTAGGTGCAGAAATTGAAGCTCTTGCAACAGGAGTTAAACCGAACTGAGCCGCCAACTTTAAACTATTATTCAAAGCATCATTTTTTATTTTAACTAAAGGCTTGGATTGACTTCTTAATAAATCTCCATTTGTATTTGTAAAATTATCAACTCTCCCGCTTTCTCTTAATTCCATTTCACATTCTATGTAAAGGGAAATTTCATTTACATAAGCTTCAATTAATTTAAGATCCACCTCATGGAGCATCTCCAAATGAAATAATTGTTTTGTAACCTTTACCCATTCCTGTTTTCCAATAACAGAAAGCCAAGATGGAGCATCTGGAATTTTAGAAACCAAATCCACTTGCATTTCATTCTCAATTGTTCTACATGGAACATCTGTTCCTTGCATTTCTTTAATTTTAGATGGTAGTTTTTTTCTCCCTTTTCCCATTAGTTCTTTTTATCGTTTGGAGCCTTAAAGCTTGTTCCGAATCCTTTGTATTTTGTTTGGTCTTTCATGTAATTTCCACAAATACATTTTGCTTCTTTCACTAAAAGTTTTCTCCTAACAATTAAAATTGTTTGCTTCAATATTTTTTTTTCAATCCCGCAGTTTTCACATCTAAAAAGTGCCATTTTGTTGTTTGGTTTTGGTTTGAGCATGAACTGATAAGCTATATGTCCAATTTTGCATGTAAAATATCGATAG